GGTCACTTCTGTTACATTCATAGCTGTAGAAATTATGTCTCCTAAAGGGACAGTCATTCCAAAATCAATTTTATCAGCATGGAAAAAACTAGTGATATCAGAAGCTACTTTTGCTTTTATAGACTCCTCGTTTACTTCTTGAGATTTTCTCAATACAATTGTAAGTATCAAATCTAGTGTTCTCACTAAACCATCTACCGCTACCACTTCCGTACTAATAGTTTTTACTTTTTGAAAATAATCAATTAATTCTTGTTTGTATATAAGGGAAGCTCTTTCTAGTTGATTTTTAGTGGCAAACAGTAAACAGTAAATATCCACTATATTTGCTCCAGCTCCAGATTGTCTTTGAACGGCAATACACTTAGCCTTCCCCACGGAACTTTCAAACGCATTTGCTAAAGAAGTATAGTCATCTGCTGTTACGGCTCTATATTGTGCCCTAAAAACATAAGGTGCATACGTTTTAGCATGTTCAATAGTTTCTGCGTCTGCTCCTCCTGTCCCAATAGAAATATTAGAAACCTGTGATGTATTAGAAGTATTGGACCCTTGAGTAGCTCCTTGGACCGAAGCAGCAATAAAATTATTTTTTATGTTACCTCTGAATCCTCCCCCTACGCGATAAATCACTTTATAAGAATCTCCATCAACCGGAGATTTACCTCTTACACTATCCCCAAATGAAATAACCACCCCAAAATTGTTGTCATAGGTCTTTTCAAATACTTGATGAGTAGCTCCTGAAGCCAAGTATAAAGAATCAATTTCTGCAAAAAAACCATCACTTTGACTAGAAACTTCAATGCTTCCTTCTATAACGGGTGCCTGGGCAAGTGTTATAGTTTTAGAAACTTGATCTGATCTAAAAGTACCAGACTCTTCAACGAGAATACCCTCTAAAAATACAAGATTAGTAGTTGTAGAGTTAATAAAATCAGTTATTGGAATAACTAAATCAGAATCTCCAATCAAATTTAATTCTTTATTAGTTTGATTATAAGAATATAATGTCCACCCAATTTGTCTACCATCCCTAGAAGAAGTAACTTTTATTGTTCTATCCTCTTTATTAATTTTATAAGAAGTATCCCCAAAAGGAAAAGCGTCGTTCAGCGTTAAACTTGCATCTGCTTTAGCTGCCAAAGGACCTCTAAGATCGATTCCAATAAGTTTAAGAAGTTTAGAAACATTGCCTTGAGTTCTAGCAGTTTCCAAAAAAGATTCATTTGCTAACATATCAGCCTTAAGAGATAAATTTGCTCCAAGGTAGGCTAATAGGTTGACAATCATCATACCTAAATCTGACTCTGCAAAGTTATTATAATCTAAAGGATAAAATGTTTTTAAATAATTTACTAATGATTTCTTGTAAGATTCATAATCTTGCGAAGTAAAATCTATGGCAGGAAGGCGTTGGTCTACAGGTAATTGAGCAGCAGACAGAAAATCTGTTACGACAGTTCCCTGCGCTCCAACAGTATTTGTTAACCCCCTCCAAGGGACTCTTGTGTTTGTATTATTGTGCATTATACTATGATCTCCAGCGTCTCAGTAACGATAGGAGCATCTTTCAAGGAATAAACTAATTTTATTATAATTCTATTGAGATCCTTCGCAGTAGCAGTTTTATCTTCGAGAACATTTAAAGATTTGATAATTATTCTAGGTTCATATTGAAGAATAGCTTTTTCCACATCGTTTTGTAACTCACCTAAAGTAACATTATCTAAAGGTTCAAATAATTTAGTTCTTAATCTAACTCCAAAAGAAGGTTGCATAGGTCTCTCTCCTTTCTCTGTTAAAATTAACTGTCTAATATTATTTTTTATAAGACTAGTATTACTTTCTTTGGAAAAATAGCCACCTTCTCCTTTTACAATAGGATAATTTAAACCAATAATTCGACTAATTTTTGAAGTAATCAAAAAATCTATTTCAGAAAATAAAGGGGTGTTAATTACCATTAATCTCGTATTTTTATATTCTTAAAGAAACTATTAGTTAATTTATAATTACGGCTAATCTCTTTATTATTTAGGGCTCTGGAATACATCAACGGCAACCCTAAGTGTCCGTGCAAACCGCTCTTGGCTCCATCTTCCCCAGCTGCGGCATCTTGGGAAGTTCCTTGAGAAAAATAAACTGAATTTGTATTTCTACCCATGAAGCCATGAGTAGGTATCGTATCTGTAAATCCTCCTCCTAAAATTAAAGTAGTGAAAGTTGAATTGTTAGGTAAAGTGGGGCCTGTGCCTAAAGGAGCGGAATAGCTGGATAAATTAAAATCTCCCTTAGTAACAAAAGTAGGAAATGTAGCGGGATTCATACCAAAGACAGAAGTCATAGAAGAGGTGGCTACTGAAGATCCGTCAAAAAATAATTCTACTTTGTTTTTCTGAGAATTTCCAACTATAGAAAAATTATAAAAACCAGAAGATACAGAAGATACAGCAGGGTCATCCCACACTAAACCTAGAGTATTTCCAGAAGTATCCTCCCCAAAACACACACTAGGTCCCCATACACCGTTCTTCTCGTTTTGGGATACTGTTGGATAAAGAACAAAGGCTGGTTTATCAGAACCCTTATCTCTAAACCCTATAACAAATCCTCTTACTTTTCTATCTAAAATTGTTGCGTCGGCAGCAACCTGTCTAGTACTTTCTGTTTGTCCTCCGTCCCCTGTATTTTCATTAGCCATACAGAGTCTAAATCTGTGAAGGTTATCAAAATTTGTTCCAGTATCAAGGTTAGGGAGATAAACCCAAAAAGAAAGAGTAAAACCGTCTTTGAGGAAAAACATGTTATATAAAGAATCTTTACCTGGAATTTCCACATAACTTCCGTTTGCGGATAAATCTGTTCCGTTTAAAAAAGGAATAGATAAACCAGAAGGAAACATCTCCAAAGTAGCACTAGCCATTAATCTTCCATCTAATTCGTTTCCATTGGTTATGAAATTATCGGAAGTTTGTTCAGCAGCAGAGTTTCCTACGACTTTAGGATTCAAAAAAGATAAACCAAGTTCCAGTCCGTCTTTCGTAACAGAATCTGTCATACTTCGTGCTCCGAATCCTTTCCCAGAAGCATCAAAAGCTGTTAATTTTGAAGTAGTGGTCCAATGAGGTCCCACTCCTGTACCTTCCTTTCCTAAAGCTAAATGTGAGAATACTCTCCCAGCTCCGCTGTCAGGCACTGTGTGCAGAAAAATTGGAGCAATAGGAAGCACAGAATCTTGAACATCTCCCAAAGATAAGGTCAGACTAGCCTGTTCTGTAACAGAAGGAGCTAACCCGGTTCCTTTTAAAAACGAAAAATCGTTCAAAGGAATATTTTCAATAGTTTCGTCTTGTCCCGTTTCTGGGTTGTTATAAATTACTGTGTCCTGTCCTAATCTAAACCTATTCGATAGGTAGGCCAATTCTAATTGTTTCTTTCTCTTTTTAATTTTTAAGTCATAATTAGAACTAATGGCTGCTAAATTAAGATTATGATTAGTTACTAAAGCACCGCTAGTTTCTTGTCCTCCTGCTATTAACTCTGTAATTTGTCCTGAAACGTCGAATACTTGTTTTTCCTTGTCCGCTATAAACTGCTGTAACACATTATCAGCTCTGTAAAAAGGTAAAAGAGTTCTATTTTCAGTAATTATGTCGAGATCAAAAATAGTTCCTGCAAAGATATTTGCATCTTTTTCTTCATAAACTTCTCCTCTTCCTCCTAGATTAGGGGCGTATTCAAAATTAGTTCTATCCGTTGAAAGAGGAGTTCCCGAAGGAAGAGGAACCTCCTCGACATTTCTTGAATTATAATACAAACCGTCCTCTGATAAAACAAATTGTCCTCTTAAACTGATAGGAGGACCATAAACAAGATCAAAAATCGGAGCTGCACTTGTTTCTAACAAAGGAGCGACCTGAGCAGTTAAACTTAAATATTTTGAAGCATCTTTAGAAAGAGGAGCCATTACTGTTCTTCCTATCATTTCTAAGAATTCAGGAGAAGTTCCGTCTCCTGTTCCTAAAGAAGAGTAATTTACAATAGGCTCTATTTCTTTACCCTCTGCCCTTCTGCGAACAATATCCTCTATTAATGTCATATTTGATTTTTTAGTATTAATAGAATCTTGTAGATCTCCTAATTTAGTTCCAAGAGACTCTAGATCTGCTTTCTTTTCAGCAGAAATAAGGTCTTCGTCTGGAGCTATATTACTTAACTCATTACTCAACTTAGAATTTAAGGAAGTAACCTTTGCTTGACTAGGATTTGATAAATTACTGTATGCACTTTGACCTTCTTTGAGAAGGGAGTTCACAGCCCCTGCAGCACCTAAGGCAACCCCTGCTGCTCCTTTAATAGCACTAAAAGCACCCTTTAGACCTGTCGTGGAAGGAGCCAATACAGAGCCTCCCATACGCCCTAGAGAGCTTCTTTCTTTGCCTGACAACTCATCCATCCTTCTTCTTACAGATTTTGCTCTAAGCATATCATTCTGTAAAGAAAGCACAGAAGTCTTCTTTATTCCTTCTAGAGCATTAGAAGGAAGAAGTCTTAATTCATCCGCATTAAAAAATTCAGCCATATCTTTCTATTTGTATTTATCCTCTAACTACATTAATTAATTGCGCTGTCATAGTGCAGATTCCCATTTGCATATTTGTAATAGAAGAAGAAAGTAAATTTAAAGTAGTGATTGCATTAAAAGTAGTAGTAGGAGCATCTAAAGTACAGCTAGACTCTCCTGTCATATTCAAATCAACTTTTGCTATCATTTCAATATTATTCTCAGCTTCCATGATAATATCATTAGCTGATTTTATTGAGATATCTCCTTTTTTAGTCTCGATATTAATATTTCCTTGTTTTGCAATAACATTAATATTTCCTTTTCCATTGTTAGTTACTGTTATATTAGTATCAACATCTTCATCAAAAATATCAATATCAACATCCCCTCTTCGAGATCTTATCTTCATATCATCAGTACAATGAATATCAATAGTTTTATCATTAGTATTGATTTTTATAAAATTAGGTTTTTCATTAAAAGGGTCATCGTTATCGGAAATAAGTACCCATTCTTTCTCATCACAATCGCTTAAATGTACAATCTTCCCTAATTCTGTGGAAAGAAGAATTCCTCTGTCTTCTACTTTTCCTACGTCTTCTGTGTCAACCTTTTGGTGACTTAAATAAATTTTATTATCATTTCTATCTTTTATTACAAATTTACCAGGAATACCGTTATACTTATAAATTTGTTCCCCGTCTGGTAATGTAGTAGTTATTAGAACTCCGTCTTCCTCAGCTCCTCTTTTTTCAACAAAATCAGAACCAAAGATAGTTCCCATATAAACGTAATTTCCTTCTTGAGTTCTAGCTACACAGACCCTTGTTAAAGGATCCGGAATACCAGCTAAACCAAAGTCAGAGCCTCCGTAAGGAGAACAATAAACGACAGGAACTTCTCCTACCCCTTCTATTATTACATTAAAAGTCCCATCAAACATAGGATTATGAGTAGATTTGGAGACAAGCCCTTCGTATATCTCGTTCAATTCTTTCATTTACTTTCTCATATCTGAATAACTAATTAAGTGTAGTCTAGAAGTATAACCGAGTCTTGGGTTAATTCTGTGTTCTATTCCGATCAATCTATGTTCCCCTGACAACCAATGAGTTGTCCCTGTCCTATGGTTAAATACCTGAGCTAAAACAACTCTAGGATTTTGACCAAAAAACTCTGACATTGTATTTATTTCTGGAATTCCTGGTACCGTTATAAACAAATGGTGCATATTAGAGGATATAAGAGAGTGCTGTTCTGCTTGCCTAGCTAAAAGACTGTCTATAGTGACATCGTTGTCTGAAGAAATTTGATTATCAATATCATAGTTAGGGGTAAAAGTTACCTCTTCTGAAGTATAGGCGAGTTCTTCTTCTCCTTTGTAAGTTGAGTATTGTCTCTGGTTAACATGCCCTAAAGATAAATTGAAAACCACATCTAAAGCAGCTTTACGTTCAGCCTCGTTAATTCCTTCTAATTTTATTATATTTTTAGCTAATTCGGAAACATCTTTTTCAAGTTCTTTTACCACCTTTGCATTTTCCTCTGAATTATAATTAGCAACATCTAAAGCAGCGGTATCTTTAGAGACTATAGCAGTCCAAAATTCATTAACTCTTTTTTCTAAAGCATCCCGTGCAGCTTGCCCTTCGGGAACAAGCCATTTCAAGAAAAAATCTTTAAAAGAACTTTGACCTCCTGACTTTACTATTCTAGCCAAAATAGTATAAGGTCTTACTTGTTCTTCTTCTAAAAAGGAAACACTTGTTTTGTGTGTCGAAGGTTTAGCAAATAAACTTAAAAAATACCAACCGTACAACTGGTAATCCATATCCACAATAATTGGTTCCTGTTTTATCTTATATTGCGTAGTAGATCTACTAGGAGGGTTTATAGCTGCCCTTCCGTAGGTAAAAACTAAATCCTTAGAAAGGGGAGTTAAGTCAACTACTCCATTCTCTCTTTTTTCTATACTTTCGGAGGTACAGGCTAAAGAATAAACTCTTCTAAAAGGTGTTCCAGGAAGGTATCTGGCATCTTCCCCTTTCGTATTAGCGTATCTGTCAAATTTATCAACAACTCCAAAATAAACAAAAGAATCCAATCCGCTATCTAATATTTTTTTAGAAGTTATAAACTCACCATCGATATTACATTGAATTAAATCCAATTTATCTTTTTTGCTATCAGAATTTTTAGTTCCAGCAGAATCTGTTAATACCCCATTTATTCTTTGTCTAATTCCGTTAGTGGTCGGAGAACCTCCTACAAGATTAGTTCCAAGAAAAAACTCTCTGAGAGAAAGTCCTGCTGGTTTTCTCATTTTTAAAACATAAACCGCATCTTCCTTTTCTTTAAAAGAATTTTTCATTGCTTGTACTTGAGCTTCTGCTCTAGCAGCATAAAAATTATCTTGTGCGGATTGGTTTGCTACTAAAACTTTCCTCTGTTTTTTAACGATCGTTTTCTCCCCTCTAGTACCTCCTGGAACATCTACAATATCTATTTCGGTATCGTAATACGTTTGAGTCTGTAGTTGATAAAATCCTGATCTTACAGCAGCATTACCGTCAGCAGTTAAATCAGAGGAATAATC